CATTTCGGGGGCCGTGTTGGGGCTTGCCGGGCCGGGCAAAAAAATCGCCGGCGTGATGCCATGCACGGTCATTGCCGAGGGCGATTTGGCCGACCGCATGTTGAACGCCGACGTTCACCCTGAATGGGGCGGGTTGCGAACCGGGTTCGTTGTTTCGTTTCCCGACCGAATGGATTTGTGGAACGAATACGGCGAACACCGGGGCGAATCGTTGCGGCAATTTCAAGACAACCGCCTCGGCAATAAGTATTACAAAGCAAACCGCACGGCAATGGATGCCGGGGCGGTTGTGTCGTGGGATTCCCGGTTTGACGACGACGAGTTTTCGGCAATACAACACGGGCTGAACAAGAAATTGGCGAACGAATCGGCGTTTTGGGCCGAGATGCAAAACGACCCCCGCGAAGCTATCGACGCCGACGTGCGACTGATGACGGCAAAAGAGATTTCGGGCAAGACAAACGGCGGCGAAAAACTGGCGGCGTTCGCCGGCACCGAAACGATCACCGGGTTTATCGACGTTCAACAAAAGTGTTTGTTTTATTGCCTCGTGGCGTGGCGGTCGGATTTCACCGGGGCCGTTTTGGACTATGGAACATTTCCCGACCAAAACCGGCGTTATTTCAATCTGTCGGATGTGAACCAAACGTTGCAAAAAAGGTTTCCCGGCACCGGGTTGGAAGGATCAATTACGGCGGGGCTGGGCGAACTGGTTGGGCTGTTGTGCGGGCGACCGTACATGCGGGAAGATGACAACGCCGAATTGTCGCCGTCGTTGATTCTCGTCGATACAAACTGGCAAACGGCGACGGTGCGGGATTTTTGCCGGCGGTTGCGTTCAACGACAATCGTGCCCGCACACGGTCGATACGTTGGGGCGTCGTCGCGACCGATTGCGGAATACAAAAAGAGTCGGGGCGAAAAGACCGGGTTGCATTGGAAGTCGTCAACGATTGAACGGTTGCGGCACGTTCTGTTTGACACGAATTTTTGGAAGTCGCACATTCACGAACGCCTCGGCGTCGCGTTCGGCGACAAGGGGTCGTTGACGATGTGGGGAAATGAAGCATTGTCGCACCGGATGATCGGCGAACAACTGGTTGCCGAATATCGCGTGCGTGTCACAAACAACGCAACGGGTCGAACCGTTGACGAATGGAAACAACGTGCGGGCAATCCCGACAATCACCTTTTCGATTGTTGCGTTGGGTCGGCTGTCGCGGCGTCGATCATGGGGGCAACGCTGCCGACCGACGACGACGTGCCAGTTGCCCGCGTGAAGCGGCGGCGGCGGCGGATCAATTACGGTTAACACGAACGCGGAAGGAAACGAACATGGCGAAGCGAAAAGCAAAGGCCGACAAGGCACCGAAGATCGACGAGGCCGACAAGGCACCGAAGATCGACGAGGCCGACGGGAACCCCGGCGGGACGACCGACGAGTTGGAAACAATCGACGAGGCGGCGGCGAAAGGGGCACCCGGCGATTGTGCGTATTGTTCCCGCCCGATTCTCGTTGCCCCGTATTATCGGTCGGGCAATGACCTGTTTTGTTGTCAAGATTGCCGGAACGAAAAGCGGCGAAACGCCGGGCTGTCGGTTGTCGGCGTTGAAGGCGACGGGGAACGCCCACGGGTCGGGCGTGGGTTCCCGGTTGACCGTGCTGAAGTTATTTGGTCGCCGGTGCGGTGCCCGTCGTGCGGCTCGGAACAACGGCAAAAATTCACCGGGAACCCCCGGCGGGTTGAAACCGGGGGGCGGTCGCCGATAAGCGGCGAAACCTATAACGTCGTTATGTTTAGGAAAACCAAGTGCAAGGATTGCGGGCAACCGATTTCGGCGAAGTCCTACGAATGGGATGCGGATTTGGACGACGCAAAATACCCGCTGGCGTGAATGCCGAGAATGTCGCCGGCATTCACGGGCATTGACCGCACCCCCGGTCGCCCGCAATATTGCCCCCGTTGACGTGTTCCCGTTATCACGGCGGGGCGTCAACACTCCTTTGCGACGGGCACGCCCTTTCGCCGGGGCGTGCCCGTTTATCTTTTCGACCGGGGGTTGCCGTGGCCGACAACACGCAAGCGATTGCCGACATTGACGAAATTTTGCGGGCCGGGGCAAAACAGGTTTCAAACGACGGCACGTCGATCACGCACGATTTCGACGAGTTGCGACGGGCACGCCGGGCGTTGGTTGAAGGCGACGACACGTTGGGCAAGCTGAAACGCCCCCGCGTTTTTCAAACCGACCTTTCGGGATACTGAAATAAATGCCAAACGTTTTGACGAAAGCATTGGCGGCGACCCGTTCATTGTTCGCGATTGATTGGAACAACACCGGTGCCGGTTCACCGGGCGGCGGGCCGATTGACGCCGTGGACCAATCCGGCAAACGCCGAACCCCACGCGGAAACGTGCGGAACCTTGACGACGAGATTCCCGACAAGAAACGACGCGACGCGACGTTGACCGCACGTTCTACCGTGCGGAACTTCGAAACGGCGGCGTGGGCGATTCGCAAACATTTGGATTTCGTGTCAAGGTTCGGTTTCGCGATGCGAACCGAAAACAAATCGTTCAATGCCGAGGTTGAACAGTTTGTGCAATGGTGGTCGCGACCGATCAATTTTGATTCAACGTCGCGGCACGGGCTGTTGAAGTCGATTCGGATTGCCGAGGCAATGCGTTGCATTGACGGCGACATTCATTTTGTGAAGATCACGAACGGCAAGCAAACGGCAATCGAGGCCGACCGAATCAAAACCCCCGACAAAAAACGGGGCAACGAATTCAACGAGGCCCGCACGTTCAACGGCATCGAAACGAATGCGGCGGGTCGTTCGGTTCGTTACGCATTGCACGCCCGCGAACGCGGAAACGGCGGGCTTGTTTTCGACAAGTGGATTCCCGCCCGGCGGGTTTTCTCCCACGGGTTCTATGATCGGTTTGACCAATACCGGGGCGTGTCGCCGATCCTTGCCAGTTTGAACCGGTTTCAAGACGTTTACGAAAACTTCGATTACGCATTGGCACGGTCGAAAGTCGCACAACTGTTCGGGCTGGTATTCTTTCGCGATGCTGCCGAAAACGAAATGGGAACGGTTAGCGGGTCGGATCAAGACGGCGACGGCACCGACGATTCCTATTCGGTCAAGTTGGGCACCCGCCCAATGATTTTTGACCTTGACCCCGGCGAGGATGCGAAGTTTCTGGAAAACAAAACGCCGGCGGTTGAATTCCAACAATTTACGGCAACGATGGTCGCGACCGCGTTGAAATCGTTGGATATTCCATACTCGTTTTACGACGAATCGGTTGGCAATTTTTTCGGCAACAAAGCGGCGGTTACGTTGTATCTGCAATCGGCCCGCGACAAACGCGACGACGTGAAAGAGTTGTTGCGAAAAATGACGTTGTGGCGTTTGCGGCTGGCAATCGAGGACGGCGACATTACGTTGCCTCGTGGGTTCACGTCGCTTGACGATTTGAAATTTGAATGGACCCCGGCGGGCGTGCCGTGGTTTGACCCCCGCGACATTCGCGGCGACATTGACGCATTGAAAGCCGGGTTGACCACGCGGGAAGAAATCCGACGAGAACGCAAGGGCGATTCGTGGTCGGGCGACGTGTTCCCGGTTCTCGTGAACGAACAAGAGTTGATCGAAAACGCCGGGCTGAATGTCACAATGGAAAACGCCCCGGTGCAAGTTGTGCCGGTTGATGAAATCGAAACTGCAAACGCCGAGGTTTGACGATGCCGAAAACGCTCCTGCAAGTTATCACGACCGATTCGACCCGCGACCGTTCGGTTGCGTCGCGTGGGCTGTTTCGCGTGGCCGACGAGGCCGGCAAGGAACTGGCACCGGTCGAACGCCTCGGCGGCACCCGCAAGGCGGGATTGATTCGCGGGGCGTCGTTGATTGCCGAGGGCGAAGCGTTGGGGCACGGTGCGTGGGTTGATCGCGAAGCGTTGGCACAAGTCGTCGAATTCGGCAACGCATCCGACAAGGGAGTGAAAGTGCGATTCACGCACCCGTCAATGTCGGGCGACGGGTTGGGGTCGTTCATGGGCCGGGCGACGACCTTGCGGTTGTCTGAAACCGGCGACCGCGTGTTGGGCGACGTGAACTTTTCGCCGTCGGCTGGCGACAAGGGCGATTATGTTTTGGGGCTTGCCGAAGATGACCCCGACGTTTTCGGGATGTCGATTGTTTTCGATCACGATTTCGGGGCCGAACAGGAATTTGCCGGCAAACATTCCGACGAGGACGGGGCGTTTACATCGCCCGCCGAACTGAACACAAACAATTTCGGGCACGTTCGATTGTCGGCGTTACACGGTGCCGATTTCGTGGATGAACCGGCGGCGAACCCCGACGGGTTGTTTCACGAGGGGCCGACCGCCGACATTCTGAAACAGGCCGACGCAACGTTGGCGTTTGTTTTGGGGATCGACGACGAGGCACCGGGCAACGAGGCAACCGGCGGTTTATCTGCCGAACGATTGAAAGGATTTTTGACACGGTTTTGCGATGGTCGCGGAATCGAAATAAGTTTGAATCGAAAGGAAAGCGAAATGGCAAAGTTGGAAACCGCGACCGACGACGTTGCGACGGGCGATGAAACCGACGTTGAAGCAAACGACGACGCGAACGACGTGGGCGACGAGGCCGGCGACGAGGCCGGCGACGAGGCAAACGCCGACGCCGAGGCAAACGCCGACGAGGCCGGCGACGAGGGCGATTCGGGCGACGATGCCGGCGAACTGTCGGCACCGATTGACCGGGCCGAATTCAAACGGTTCGTTGACAAATTCGGGGCGGCGGCGGCGGCACAATATCTGGCCGACGGCGTTTCGTATTCCGACGCATTGTCGGCGGAACTTGACACGGCGAAGGGCAAGTTGGCGACACGGGAAACCGACCGGGGCGAAGACGAGGCACCGGAAACGTTCGCCGACGGCGACAAGTCGGTTGAAGACAAACGCAAGATTGCCGACCGCAAAGCCGGTTTCAATCTGCCGATCACCGGTCGATTCGGTGGAAAGGCAAACGCGACAAAAAATTGAAGTCGTCGGGGGCGAACTGAACCGACAAGAAAACAGAAAACGCAAAGGGGTTCCAATTGATTTTGTTTCAAAGGAACTCGAAAAATGGCCGACGCATTCTTGGGTCTTACCGACCTTGCAAAAGTTAACGACCTGAACAACAACGATTACGGGATTTCCGACCTGTTAGACGAGGCACCCGTTATCGCCCGGCTGGCGGCGGAAGAAACCGACGGCGACACGCACAAATATTTGAAACAAACCGGGGCACCGGTTGTCGGATTTCGTGCGGTGAACGACGGGCGGGAAAATACGAAATCCGCCGATACCGAAGTGACCGTTACGTTGAAACTGCTCGATTGCTCGTTTGTGGTTGACAAGGCAATTGCCGATCAATTCCGCAAAGGTGCGGGGGCATACGTTTCACGCGAGGCGGCTCGGCATCTGCGTTCGGGTTTCTCCACGGCTGAAAAGCAAATCTTTTATGGCACGGGCACCGGCGGCGATGCGGCTGGTTATGCCGGGCTGGCCGACAACGCCGGGCTAAACGGTTTGGCCGACGCAATGGTGAACGGCAACGGCGGCGTCGCGGCGAACGTGCAAACGTCGGTTTGGGCAATCCGCACCGGAAACGACCTTCGCGACATGGCGTTGGTTGCCGGAATGGATGGCAACATCAAAATCGACGAAACGATTTCGCAATTTATCGACGGTGCGACCGGGCGTTACCCGGTTTACGCAACGCCGATTTTCGCATGGCTCGGCGTTCAAGTCGGCGGGGCGTTTTCAATCGCCCGGTTGTGCAACATCGACGCAACGGCAACGTTGGACGATGACGGGTTGGCCGATCTGATCACGTTGTTTCCGGCGAACCGTGGCCCGAATCTGTTTGTGATGAACCGCACAAGCATGGGGCAATTGCGGGCGTCGCGAACCGCGACAAACGACAACGGGCGACCGGCACCGTTTCCGACCGATGCTCACGGCATCGACATTGTTGTGACCGATTCGATCAATTCGACCGAAGCGGTGATTGCGTAGTTGGTTTGATTTCTGGTTTTCGTTTGTACCGGGAAGGGTCGAACCGATGACGATGCAAGACCGGGCAACGCTGGCGACATTCAAAACGTTACGACGTGTCGCCGGCGTTTCCGTGACGATCAATCGAGGCGTGTCAACGGGCACCGTGGTTGCGGTGCCCGGCGACACGCTGGTTGATCGACAAGACGAGGACGGCGGAACCGTTCGGGCAAAGGTTCGCGACTATATCGTTTTGCGTTCGGATTTCGAGGGCGTCGTCGGTGCCGGCGAAAAGCCGATCCGCGGCGACAAATTCGTTGAAGTCGTTGCCGACTACACGCGAACGTTTGAAACGATTGAATTGGCCGGCGAAATTTTTCGTTGGTGGGACAAGGGCGGGCAAGTTTTGCGGATTCATACCGTCGAAGCCGAAAAGGTGACGACGACGACCGGGGGGGCATGATGGCGGTTCAAAACACAATCGACCTTGCCGACGCCGTGGTTTTGATTCTGAATGCGGCGTTGCCGTTGGGCGGGGAAACGATCACGTTTGCCCGCACGTTTATTCCCGAATTCGACCCCGACGATTTGGCGAACCTTGCCGAACCCGGCAAGGGTTCGGTTTTCCCGTCGCAACTGGATTTGACACGGGCAAGCCGGCACGACGACGCCGAGGGGCACGTTATCGAAATCGGGTTGGGCCGAAAGATCGACAACGAGTCGGCGTCGGTCGAACAACAAATGTTGACGGTCGAGGCAGTCAAGAACGTTTTGCGATTGGAAGCGAATCAAGTTTTAACGCTGT